TATTGATAGAGTTAATGTTGCTAAATCAAAGGATGCTGCTAACCCTAAGTCGTTAGAGTTCTGGCAAGACTAATGAACCTTATCTTTTCTGGAGTCGAAGTCGGCTCCAATAGAACCCTTCTCGAAGGAATGAAGGTTGAGTCGATGGGACTCAACTACTGGGGACTCCGTAAGCGTGGCTTACCCAAGACTAAGAACTGGCTTATAAGCGAACACTTTGATGCAGAGACTAGGGTCTTTATTGAGTCGGGCGCTCCACAGGCAGAGAAGGCTGGGTTATCTAAAAAGGAACTTATTGATTTAGCCGCAGACTATCAAGAGTTCCTTGTTAACAATGCAGAGCGAGCAACCGCCTTTTTAGAATTTGACTCAACAATTTTGGGCTATGAATGGGTAGAACAACAGCGTTCTTTCTTCAGTAACGACCCCAAACTATGGGTCATCTGGCATGAAGAATATGGGCAACAGATACTCCGAGAGATGTGTGAAGACCACAAGAATGTGGCTATCCCCAACAACGAGATTGAGTCAGTAACTAACCTGGCGGCCGTAACTCGAAGTTACTCCAGACAGTACGGGACTCAGTTTCATGCCCTTGGATGTGCCAAGCCAGACAACCTGAGACAGATACCATTTAGCACAGCCAGCACATTGTCGTGGCTTTCGCCCATGAGACGTGGCGAGACAATTGTCTGGGATGGCACCAAGTTGAACCGCTATCCGAAGAAGATGAAGGACCAAGCAAGACCCCGCTACAAGGCTGTGGTGGAGAAGTCTGGGTTAAACTATTTGGACTTTGTGCAAGATAGTACCCTCGAAGCGACTAGAGTTGCCGTCTGGTCATACCAACAGTTGGAGACATCAATGGACAAGAAGACACCTGACTTTCACATTATTGAGGGCGGTAAACAGGGTAACCAAGAGTCCTTATTACCTGACAACAGCGATACTTTCTTAACAGGTCTAATGGGATTTGAAACTCCCACGTCTGATAACAGTGACGTGCCAGTGCGGAAACAAGAACCCAATAAAGTGGTTTCAAGAGACCCTTCAGAGGTTCAAAATCTTCCTGTCTTTGGTGTAAAGATGAAGACAATTGTTGAGACTGATGAGAACGGCAAAGATGTTTTGCAGGATGTCCCAGTCGTCAACAACCAACAATCTTCTCTTCGTCAATGTAACACCTGCTTCGTTGCAAGTAACTGTCCTGCTTTTAAGCCCGACAATATGTGTGCATTTAATCTTCCAATCGAAGTAAAAACTAAAGACCAATTAAAGTCTCTACTTACTGCAATTATTGAAATGCAAGGTCAAAGAGTGGCTTTTATGCGATTTGCTGAAGAAATGAACGGTGGATACGCAGACCCAAACCTTTCTCAAGAGATAGACAGACTTTACAAATTGGTTGGTCAAGTCAAGGACATGGAGACCAACAAAGAGTTCATTCAGATTACAGCACAGCGTCAATCTTCTGGTGGAGTGCTTTCCGCCATCTTTGGTGACCGTGCCCAAGCACTACGAGAGTTGCCCGAAACCCTTCGTGAAGAGACCGTTACAAAGATTATTTCTGAGTCTATCGAATAACACTGTTACCTGATTACAAGGAGATAATGCCCATGAAACAATACCCTAAAACTTGGGAACCTATTTGGGTAGAAAGCGAACCCACTCTTAAGAGTATCAAACATGGGTACGCTCAGAAAATGTCTTTATACGGACTTACTAAAGAACAGTTTTTAAACCTCGCTGAAAAGCAAGACTATTTGTGTGCTATCTGTAATGCCTCCGCTTTAGACCGCCCTTATCAACTTGCTGTAGACCATGATTGGGAGACCAATGAAATACGAGGGTTACTTTGCAACTCCTGTAATGTTGCTTTGGGGCATATGAATGATGACCCATCCAAACTTCGTAACGCAGCCGACTATTTGGAGAAACCAAAAACTGGCCTGTATGTCAAACAAACTTTTGTTTAGTTTAGCCCCTGTAACTTGCTGTTAGTACTTTGTCTTATTGACATATACCTGATAGGGTTCCAAGCGTAATACTAAGCAACCCACTGAGGGGTATTTAGACATTTATAGAAATGGTAGGGGTTATGACAACGTTCTCATTTAAATTAGCCGAAGATTTTGTGGCGCCATATAGAAGCAAGAAGGCGCCATTTGGTTATAGAGACGCAGCAGGAAATTCGGTAGGAGAGATTACTTTTCTCAGAACCTATTCACGACTAAAGGAAGATGGTACTAAGGAGACATGGGCAGACGTATGCGAGAGAGTCATCAACGGGATGTACTCACTCCAGAAGGACCACGCCAAGACTAACCGTTTGCCATGGTCTGATGCCAAGGCTGCATCATCTGCCAAGGAAGCCTTTGACCGCCTCTTTGAATTGAAGTGGACTCCGCCAGGACGTGGACTATGGGTCATGGGCACACCAATCGTTAACCAGCACCGTAACTCTGCAGCGTTGCAGAACTGTGCCTTCGTATCAACTGGCTCTATGAACAAGGTAGACCCAGCAAAGCCATTTGCATTTCTCATGGAGGCATCCATGTTGGGTGTTGGAGTTGGCTTTGATGATAAGGGCGCAGATAAAGAATTCACTATCTATGCACCACAACAAGGAGAAACGTATGTCATCCCAGATACCAGAGAAGGTTGGGTCGAATCGACCGCAGCCCTCATCAATTCCTACCTCAAGCCAGATACGAAAACTCCAGTATTTGATTACCAAGAAATCCGTCCAGCAGGCGTCCCAATCAAGACGTTTGGTGGAACAGCAGCAGGACCAGACCCCCTAATCAAACTGCATGAGTATCTAACTCAGATGTTTGCGGGCCGTGCGGGTAAGTTACTTACTCGCCGTGATATTGCTGATATCGGAAACATGATTGGTGTCTGTGTCGTTTCTGGAAACGTCCGTCGCTCTGCTGAACTACTCATTGGTCGAATTGAGGACGAAGATTTCCTTAACCTCAAGAACTACGAGAAGAATCCAGAGCGCATGACGCACGGATGGATGTCAAACAACTCCGTTGCTGTCAATGTGGGCGATGACCTTGATGCAATCATTGAGGGTATTGCACGCAACGGTGAGCCTGGAGTTATCTGGATGGATATCTCAAAGCAATACGGTCGACTTGCTGACCCAATCAACAACAAGGATTGGCGCATCTCTGGCTACAACCCGTGTGCTGAGCAGTCACTTGAATCATACGAGTGCTGTACGTTGGTTGAGACTTACTTAAACCGCCATAAAGATTTAGATGATTTTAAGCGCACACTAAAGTTTGCTTATCTCTATGCAAAGACAGTAACTCTCCTTCCAACACATTGGGAAGAGACAAACGCAATCATGCAACGTAACCGTCGCATCGGTACATCTGTTTCTGGCGTTGCAAACTTTGCAGACAACAAGGGTTTGCCAGTTCTTCGTACATGGATGGACGAGGGATACAAGACCATCAAGGCGTACGACACCTCGTATTCTGAATGGCTTGGTATCCGTGAGTCAATCAAGATGACCACAGTCAAACCATCAGGAACAGTAAGTATCTTGGCTGGTGAATCACCTGGAGTTCATTGGACAGTTGGTGGTGAGTACTTCAACCGTGCCATTCGTTTTGCAAACTCTGACCCGATGCTGCCACTCTTTAAGTTGGCTAACTATCGAGTTGAACCAGCAAGTGAGTCTCCTGATACGACTTCCGTCGTCTTCTTCCCTATCAAGTCAGAAGCAAAGCGCAGTGAGAAGGATGTCAGTATCTACGAGAAGATGGCACTGGCTGCTACTGCTCAACGCTACTGGTCAGACAACTCTGTCTCTGTAACTATTTCTTTTGACCCAGAAACAGAAGCCTCGGCTATTGGTACGGCTTTGCATATGTACGACGGTCAACTTAAGACTGTCTCATTCTTACCTTCTGGTAATGCTGTCTACCCACAAATGCCTTACACACAGATAACTAAAGAAGAGTATGAGTCAGAAGGAACTATGAAGTTGTTCCCTATTGATTTAACTGGTGTCTATGCTGGTATGGCTGCTGATGCTATTGGTGAGGCTTACTGCACCACTGATGCTTGCGAAGTTCGGTTAATTAAAGATAACCAATAACGCTTCTGGTATTGCTTTGGCTTAAGCCTCACCTTCTGGTGGGGCTTTTGCTTTTGGTAGGGCTTCTGATATGGCTTTGCTTTTACTCAGTATCTTGAACTGGTTTGCATTCTTTTGTAACACTCTTGTGCCTAGAAAGTTTTTCTTTTAATCGTTCGATGTCATACATCATTTTGGCTTTGCTTGGGGTTATTTTGATTGCGTTTTCTGCGTGAAGAGGCAAATCACAGTCGGGACATACATAGACAAACCGAGTTACTTTGGCTTTGGAGTTAGTGCTTTCAAGTAATGGGTTGTTATCTGTGCGCCAACCCAGTTGAACTAATTTGCCCCAAAATAAGGCATCTATTTCTTCAGCAATAAGAGGTTTTTCTGGAATCTTTTTGCTGTATTCATTACCTAGCGTCTGCTCGTGATGTTGCTCGTGCTGTTGCTTTTGATATGGCTTTTGATGTTGCTTCTGGTATTGCTTTGCTGCTGCATGACTTTTTGCTAATTCTAAGTAATCGTCCATCTTTGCCCCTTTTCTGGGAGATAACCCCCCTATTGCTAGGGGGGCTTCCCTTGTATGCCTATGCTTTTGCTATGGCTTTGCTATTGCTTTGTCTGGGAACTGCGCCATTAGGCTTTTAACTACTGGCGTTGTAGTTCCCTTCCATGCACTCCAGTCCTTGCCTCCGTTGCTCATGTGATAAGCAACCTTGGCATTTACCACAGGGTCAAGCAGTTCGGCGTTGTAATCCAAACTGAACTTATCCCTACGCTCTTGACCCATTGAACCAATCATGTTGACTTGAAATAACCCGTAAGAGTTATCCCCAGTCTTGCGGTTTCCGTTATGGGAGAGAGGATTGCCTCGTGATTCTTTCATTGCGATTGCCCATGCTTCTCGTAGGTCTTTGCCTTTAAACCCCACAGCCGAGAGCAGGTGAACCAAGTCTGTCTTGGTCAATCTGTCTGCGTTGTGGAACTTTTCAAGGGTCTGGACTCGCAATGCTTTCTCTTGTAGTTGTGCTTGGGCTTGTGGTATGGCTTTTACGGCTTGAGCAGTACGACTGCCAGATACCTGCAAAGACACCACTAGGACTCCTATTGACCAAACTACAACTGCTTTGTTCTTTGATAGATGTTTCATCATCACTCCAAAAAGTCGCTGGCACTTTCTGATGCCTTTGACTGGTTGTGACGAAGGCGATGTAAGTATCGCTCTGTCGTCTTAATCGACTGGTGTCCTAAACGTTCCTTGACCTCATGCACATCTACCCCACTTTTTAGAAGGTGGGTAGCGTTAGCGTGCCGAAGGTCATGGGTTCTTGGACTCCAACCGATTGCGGACTTGTCTATTGCTTTGTTCCAGATGGTTCTCCATACATCTCGTGGCAGGTGACTCGTCTGGTCGATGAATCGCTGTTGCTTCTGGTATGGCTT